GTGGTGCTGGACTCCGGCCGACGCGTCGTCATTCCCCGAGGGCAGCTCTTCGAGGTGGGCGTGTGAGGGGGGAGAGAGGCGCTCGCCGCAGCCGAATCGCCCTGCACTACGAGCTACTCGGGCTACTCCTGGCGGCCGGCGAGGACGGCATGGCGCTCTCGGAAATCGGTAAGTTCCTCTTCCCGGACTACAACAACAAGCGGGCCATCTGGTCAGCCCGGAACCTGGTGTGCGCCGCTGGGTCCGCGGTGCCCATCTGCGAGGGTGACAACGGGCGCATCGGGCTGTACTGGCCCCAGCTAGCGCACGCCCTGCGCGGGTACGGGATCCCGGTGGCTTACGACTTCGTGCCCGTCTCCCCCGCGTCGGCAGCACGTCGCCGGAGCGTTGGTAGCTAAGGCCAGCGGCGCGGCGGCATACTGGCCGCATGCCGACTGTGATGCCGGTAGTTTCGCGTGCGGCCCTGTCGTTTCTGGTCGGTCCTGGTCGTCGCGATGGCTAGCGAACGCCTTCGTGCCTACGCCGAGGCTGTCCGTGGTGGCGCGCGTCAGGCGGATGCGGCGAGAAGGGCGGGTTACGCCGAGACGACGGTTCGGGCGAGACTCCACGATCTGAGCGTCCGGGCCATTGCCGCCGGCATGCTCCCTAACCCCGAGGTCGACCGCCAGGCCGTCGCCGACCACGAGGCTGCCGTTGAGGCGTTCATGGCCCAGCTACGCGCAGAGCTGCCCACGGCCGGCGCCATGCTCATCGATGTGATGAAGGGCAACTCCGTCTCCAAGGACGCGGAAGGCAACGACATCCCTCTGACGGCCGATCAGCGCTGGGCTCTGCTCGAGTTCATGAACCGCGTCGTCGGCCGGCCGGCGATCCACATCCACGGCCACAAGGACCAGGCCGAGCTCGACGCCGAACAGCACCGTACCATCCGGATCATCAACGAGGCGGCGCGGTGATCGACACTTCGGTGCGCACCGCCTCCGATCTGTACGTCGTGCTGCCGGTCCCGCACGACAAGCAGGCCGAGATCGAGCGGTCGACGGCCAAGCGAAAGGTCGTTGTCACCGGGCGGCGGTTCGGCAAGACCGTTCTCGCCGCGCGGATGGCTGTCCTGGCCATGATGAGCGGCAGGCGTGTGCTGTACGCGGCACCGACGGCGGATCAGACGGAGGCGTTCTGGGAGGCGGTCACCAGCTACCTCGCCCAGATCGTCGACGCCGGCATGGTCTACAAGAACGAGACCAAGATGCAGCTCATCGGCCGTGTGGCCGGTGTCGGCCGGATCCGCGCGAAGACGGCCTGGGACGCCGACGGTCTACGCGGCGACCACGCCGACCTCCTGATCCTCGACGAGTACGCGTTCATGAAGCCGAGCGCCTGGTCGAAGGTCGGGGCTCCGATGCTCGCCGACAACGACGGCGACGCCGTATTCTTCACCACCCCGAACCGGCGCAACCACGCCTACGTGGCCTACATGCGCGGTCAGCAGGACGAGGCAGGTCGGTGGAAGTCGTGGACCGCGCCCAGCACGGCGAACCCGCACCTCTCCGCAGAGGTCCTCGCCGAGCTCGCCACCGACATGACCGAGGACGATGCGCTCCAGGAGCTGGGCGCCAAGTTCCTGCCCGGCGAGGGAACGGTGTTCGGAAACATCGATGCCAACCTGTACGCGGGCGGCGAGACGCCGGCGATGCACGCCGGCCACTGGATCGTCGCCGGCCAGGACTGGGGGAAGCAGAAGGACTACTCGGCGTGCTCGATCGCTTGCGCTACGTGCCGGAAGGAGCTGGAGCTGATCCGGTTCCGGAAGGACCGGTACAAGCTGCAGCGCCAGATGCTCGCCATCGCCTGGCACCGGTGGTCCGTGAAGCTGGTGATCGCCGAGAAGAACTCGATGGGCGAGCCGATCATCGAAGAGCTGCAGGACGAGGGCTGGCCGGTCGAGCCCTTCGACACCACTCACACCTCCAAGCCACCGCTGATCGAGTCGCTGAAGCTGTCACTCGAGCGCGTCGAGGTGAAGCTGCTCGACGACGCCGTCGCGAAGGCCGAGCTCGAGGCCTACGAGGGGAAGCAGAGCCCGCGCACGGGGCGCATGACCTACAGCGCGCCCGAGGGCGTGCACGATGATACGGTGATCGCCCGGGCGCTCGCCAACCGCGCCATCAACCTGGGCACGCTCCAGGTGGGAAGCATGTACGGGTGATGCCATGACCAACAACACCGGGCTCCTGGCTCGCGTTCAGCGCCGGATGCAATTGGCCCTCGGCGGAATGTCCCTGCGTGTCGCCGGGGTGGCTCTGAAGGCGGCGGGTGTGTCGTTCCTGCCCGGCTGGGTGCGCGACCCACTACGCGAGTTCACCATCCGGCAGCTCGTGGACTACGGCTACAAGAACAGCGCGGTCTACGCCTGCATCCGCGTCCTGGCCGAGTCGTTCCCCGAGCCAGAGCTACACGTGTTCGAGACGACGCCGGACGGGTCGCGGGTCATCGTTGCCGATCATCCGCTCCGCGCGCTCCTGGCTGGCCCAAACCCGTTCATGGCCGAGGATGAGTTCTGGGAGACGTGCATCACCTACGCGGCGGTGGGCGGCAACTTCTACATCTGGAAGGAGCGCAACAGCCTCGGCCTACCGCTGGCTCTATGGCCGTTCCACGACGGGCAGATGGGGCCGGTGCTGGACGGCCGCAAGTGGATCAGTCACTACGAGCTGGACACGGGCGATGGTCCAAGGCTGGCCATTCCGACCAGCGAGATCATTCACTGGCGCTGGTCGATCGATCCACGCCAGCCACAAGTCGGCCTGTCGCCACTACTCGCCGCGACGCGGCCGGTGGACATGGACAACGAGTACCTGCGCTACGAGCACGCGCTGGCCTTCAACGACGCCGTACCACGCACCGTGCTCAAGACCAAGCTGGGCTACGATGACGCCAAACTGGCCGCGTTGAAGAAGCAGTGGAAGGACGCCTTTGGTGGCGCTGGCCGGGGAGACGTGGCGATCCTCTCCGACCCCGACGCCGAGATCCTGCGCGTCGGTGCCAACCTGGCAGAGCTCGCCGTCGAGGCGATCCACAACATCCCAGAAAGTCGGGTGGCAGCCGTCTACGGCGGCGCGCCGGTCGGGTACCTGGCGGGCCTGAACGTGCATCTTCAGCGGTCGACGTTCGCCAACTACGCCGAGGCCGAGCTGGCGCTGGTGAAGCGCGTGCTGCCGGCGAAGTGGCGCAGTGTGGCGGCTACGATCACCAAGGGCCTTCTGCGCGAGTTCACGGACGATCCGTCGCTGGTGCTGGACTTCGACACGTCACGCGTGCAGGCGCTCCAGGGCGAGCGGCAAGCGTCGGAGCTGCACGCGCGAGACATGTACCTGGGCGGCGTGTGGAGCCGAAACGAGGCCCGCGCCGCCACGGGCAAGGCGGCGACGGCGCAGGACATCATCCTGGAGCCGACCAACGCCATCGCCGTTGAAATGGTTCTGGCTTCAGCCGCGCCGGCGGGCACCGTGCTGGAGGTCGCGCCGCGTGCACCGGCTCTACCCGGTCCGCGATCGAACGGCGGCGGTGCCCAGGACGAGGCCGAGCTGGCGACTCGGCCGGTGAGCACGAATGGCAGCGCGCCTAACGCGTGATGCCGTGGCCTCGGTGCGGCGCATTGCCATGCTGCGCCGGGGCCTGGCGCGCGGCTTCGAGGCCGAGATCGCGCGGGCGCTCCGGGAAGGCAAGGCGGACGTGCTCTCCCGGCCGCGGCCCTCGTCGGTGCGGGACGGACTGCTGCGCCGGGTGCTGCTCGAACTGTGGACCCATGGCCTCACCGGCTCGTTCGTGGACGCTGTCCGTGTAGCCGGTGGCCCGCGCCTGCCCTTCGACCCGACGACGCGCGAGGGCCAGGCGATCTACCGCGAGGTGGGCGAGCGCATCACGGATATCAACGAGTCCACCCGCCAGGCCGTGGCCCGCTACGTGGCCCGCAACCGGCTCAACGACGGTAGTGCGCAGGACCTGGCCGCGCTGATCCGCCAGGACGCCTCGGGCGCCTTCACGCTGGCCCGCGCGCGCATGATTGCGCGCACCGAGAGCGGCATGTCCACCAACCGCGGGTCGGTGCTGGGCTACCGGCGGAGCGGGCGGGTCGAGCGGGTGCGCGTGTTCGACGGGGACGGTGACAACGAGTGCGCCGCCGCGAACGGATCGACTTGGACGCTGGGCGAGGCCGAGAAGAACCCCCTCGGCCACCCGAACTGCGTCCGCGCCTTCTCCCCCCTGGTCGAGCTGGACTGACGTGCCTGCCCGGCGTTGGTCGCTAAGTCCACCCCGCGTCCTGTACTCTGCTCGCAGCACCCCATCCGTGCCGGGGCCAAGCTGCGAGGCGCTGATGCCCGACCACGATTACGTCACCAAGGCCGTGCCGCTGCACGCGATCGACCTCGACGCGAACGAGGGAGTCGTCAAGGGGTTCCCGGCCGTCTTCGGCAACTGGGACCTGGACAACGAAATGGTGCCTTCGGGCGCGTTCGCCAAGACGATCGCCGAGCGGGCGATGCGAATCCCGATGGGGCTGGATCACGACTCACCCCTCGGCGTAACCACGAAGCTGGAGGAGGTGGGACTCGACTCCCTACCGGCCGCCATGAAGGCCGAGTACCCGGACGCGACGGGCGCCCTCTACGCCGAGGGCCG